GTGAACAAGTCGCTCTATCGGCAGTTCATCTTGAACCGCGAAATGCGCGAAACGAAAAATCCAGTTTCGATGGAGAAGATAAGACTGGAACAGCAGCAGCTAGCCGCCTTCCTTGCCCGATGGAGACCGCGACTGGCCGACATGCGTCGCAACGCCGTATACTATATCCGCGCTTCGAGCTTTCGCAACAAGGACATCTTAGGGCCGAAGTTTTTCAAGACGCAGCTCGACACCTTGGACATGGACGAGTTCTTGACCGCCATCTGCGGCGTTCGCCATAAGGAAGTGACCAACAAGTTCTTTGCCGCATACGATAAAGCAAGGCATCAGTTCAAGGATAGTTATGTTTATGATGCCATTCTTAGTCACGACCTCAAGGACAAGTTCTTGCTCACAGCCCGTTATCTTCGGCACTACGACCGCCGTGAACCGCTCTATATAGGTTACGACCCAGGCGCGTTTTCCTCAATGATAGTGGGACAGAAGAAAGACTTTGGCCGGCAGCTGGACATCATCAAGGAATTTTGGGCGTACTACCCCGAGGAGCAAGAGAGTTTGGCACAGCAGTTCTACCAGTTCTTTGGTGCAGATGCAGTGAATAAGGTGATACATCTTTATCCCGACCGTGCGGGCAATAAGCGACGCGAAGAACTGGAACAGATAACCACCGACAGTCGTGCGTTGAAAGCTGCGCTCGAGGGCTACGGCTTTTCAGTGATACTCCATAACGAGGGCGCAGCCACCATCTACCATTGGCAGCAGTTCAAGCTTTGCATGATGCTGTTTGGAGAACAGCGCGATTTCTTGCCCCGCGTGCGCATCGACGAAAACGAATGCAAGAACCTGTGCAGCGCAATCTTGATTAGCCCGCTCGTTAAGAAGGGTAACTCGATAGAGCTAGACAAGAGTTCTGAAAAGAAAGAGCCGTTGAAACGGCAGGCGGGACTGACCACACAGCTACCTAGTGCCATGATATACTTGCTCTACGGCCTTTATGGCGACATTGCCAAGAGTGATTTAAGCACGTTCCCAACCGATTTACCTGATAACACCGCCATTTGATGGCGAACCGATGGGCGTTAAGCCAAGGTTATACTCTCGAAAAAGGGTATAAACGGCGGCTTAACGCTTTTTTGTATTGGAAAGGGGATAATTTGGGGCGAATAAGTGGGCATGGAGCAAGCAATAATTTTGTTGCGCGGGGCAATATCGAACATCTTTTACACGGCTGCAAAACCTAATATGTTGTGTTTCAACGGCAATGCGAGCGACCGAATGAAAAACGGGAAAGTCAAAAGGGATAAAACACCACGCACCGCTGAGTTTGACCTTTTCGGTGCATCGCGCCCCAAAGCTGGAAATATGACGGGGGAGGGGGCTGCGGTCCTTTGCGCGCACGCGCATTAAGCCTACTTTTGCAGCATGGAACTGAGCTTCGAAATGAACGGCATCGATGCACTGCAGTGGGCCAGGGAGTTGAGCAAGCTTCCCCAAGGTGACTTCACGTTGTGCTTCTTCCCTTATAGTCGCAGCCGTGGAGAAGCGGGAGATAAACTGCTTGTCAGGGAACATTGTAAGTATCGCACGCAGCTACCGGAAGAATGCTTTGCGGCTTCTGCCGAGAACTACCTGCTGTTCAACGATACCGACGGCAATCCTAAGATGTGTTATCGCATACTGGTTCGATACATGGCTTTTCCAAACGACGGATATAAACTTCACAAGATTAATTGGTTATGACAGACAATATCGCACTTTATGGCAATGCCGGCCTTTACGTCAACGACGGCAACGTCATTTCCTTCCAAGTGGGCGAAGGTGAACAGCTTTTCTCACAGCCATCGCTCGCCGTGGCCGATAGCGAGCAGTTGCCGTACAACGATAAGGTGTGGCTGGGCGTGAACGGCTATCAAGTGTGTGCCCGAGGGCGTAACAACGCCCAGTGCGAAGACGTGGCGAGGGAGATAAAGCGCAACCGCATATTGCCGCGCCTGTATCGTAAGCAGGTGAAGATGCTGTATGGTCATGGTCCCATGCCTTATCGGCATGTGATGACGGAAGGGAAGTTGCGCCGCGAATACGAGAATGTACCGGAGGTGGAGAATTGGCTAAACTCTTGGCAGACCAACGGGATGGCCAGCGTGCAAGAGTTCTGCAAGGCGTGCATTATCAACTATTATTACTTCGGAGACTTCTTCGTCAAGTGGCGGTTCGCACGCGGAAAACGGCTGGGCATGATGCCCGTGGCTGGTCTTGAAATGATGGAGAACACGCAATGCAGACTGGCCACCACACGCCAGGACATGGCACGGGAACTGATACAATACTCTGATTTCCACCATGTGGCTGTAGGGAGGTGGGCATACGGCATCGGCTCGTACAAGATATATCCGAAGTTCAACCTGTCGGAAGTGGACAACTACCAATTTGCCGCCATTTCTCATCATAGGGAAACGTCGATAGACGAGTTCTACGGTACTAACGAGACACATCAGGGTTCTCGCCCCTACATTCAAGGAAGTAATAAGACGCCGATATATATCAATTCGTTCTTGCGGAATTCCCTTGCAGCAAAGATACACATCATCATCCCTAACGCTTGGGTCGAGAGCAAGCGCAACCAGATACAGCGGTTGTGCGATGAGAACAAGACGCGCAAGGCGAAAAAACAGGAGCTGATAACGTACAACGGAATAGACATCGGCACGGAAATGCACGAGAGCGTGCTGGTGCAATACATCCGTGAAGAGTTGCGCAAGTTCAGTTGTTACCTTAGCGGAGAGAACAACCAGGGCAAGGCCTACTCCACCTTTTCGTTTACCGATTCGCAAGGACATGAGCAGCAATGGAAGATTGAAACAGTGGACTTACGGTATAAGGAATACATCGATGCGCTGATTGCTTACGACAAACGTGCCGAGCAGGCACTGTTGGCCAGCGTGGGGCTTGATGCCTCCATCTCGGCCATCGACAAAGAAGGGGTAATCAGCAAGTCGGGCAGCGACGCCTACTACAATTACCTTATATATATAATGTCACTGACACCGGAAGACGAGATTTGCAGCGAACCGCTGAACTGGGCCTTGCAAGTGAACTTTCCGAAGTTATATGCGGACGGCCTGCGGATGGGCTTCTACCGTGAGGTTCCCCAACGTCAGGAAGACGTTGCGCCGAAAGACAGACTTAACAACCAGCAATCATGAACATCATAGAAGAACTATTCGGTAACTTGGCCACTTTCGTTGAATACGCGCCGGGTGTGGACACTAACAAGGCCATCACCGACTACCTTCCTTCGGCACGCTCGGCCAAGAAGGGCATAGAGGCGGTAATATCGCCCGCTGTGTATGCGGCAGTGGTGGAGCAGCGGTCAAACGACATGCTCGACGCCCTCCGTGCGGCAGTTGCAAACCGTACGTTGGCTGCACAGCTTGTTTTTGACGCAATTGCGCGACGGAAGGCAGGAACGGACGTATATAAGTACGAAATAGAGGGCATGCAGCGCGCTTACATGGAGAACTACTTCGCCGCGATGGACAATATCATCCAACAACTGATGCAGGGTGAGATTAAGGAAGGTTCGCCAGCAAAACTATGGAAGAGTGCGCGGTATTCTCGACTGCTTGACGAATGCCAGCTACGTTCGGCCGACGAGTTCGACCTGATATACCCTATCGATCTGTCTTATCTCTTTTTCTTTAGAACTGTACCGCTACAGAAAGAATGTCTGGATGAACGCTTAGCCGCTTACTTCGCTAAGGCCAAGGATAAGGAAAGTGTGTTGCCCATGCTGCGTCTCGCCCTGGCGAAGCGGACGGTGGCCAAGGCGTTAAGGCGGTTTGACATGCTTGAGTTCCCGCCCACGATACGTAACCTCTTCGCCGACAATAAGGCGGCACGGCAAGGACCGGACGAACATGGCAATGCCGAGAAGTTGGCAGCGTCGCTTGAAGCGGAAGCGGACAATCTGCTGGCCGATGCGGACTTATTGTTGGATGAACGCACCGTGGACGCTTGTTCATATTCACGGTATAACGACTCGTCGGATTTAATTGTGATGGCCCCATGAAAGAAACTCTTGAACTGACATGCCGTGGTGTGGCTATCTCTGTCCCTAATTCATGGGAAAGGCTGTCGCAGGAACTTTTTGTGCGACTTGTTTCGCATCTCGCACAAATGCAAGCGGGGGAATTGTCGCCTGGGGAGGTCGGCGTGCGCTATGTCTGCGACGCCATCGGGTGCGATTGGCGGCGGCTGCACAATGAGGACGCCATTGCAAACTTGGTGTGCATAGCTGAACAGCTGACGTTCATCTTTCGTGTTAAATATCCCGACAATGACGCCATCTTGGCTCACCTGCCCGTTGACGAGCGGCGGATGTGCCAACATACGGACCCCTTCCGGCTTTCGTTGCCCATCGCACGCAAACTGCGCAGCATGGATTATCAATATGCTCTCGACCTTTGTTTTTGCGCACAATTGATACCCGCAGTGCTTGTGGATGGGAAGAAATATGTAGGCTACACCGTGAATACGGCCTATAATAGTCTAACTTGCTCATTGACCGCCCTGCAATATATCGAGGCGCGCGCCCTGTTGAATGGCAGGGCCGATGCGCTGCCACTTTTGGCCGCCATACTCTATTTTCCCGACACGTACAATTCGGAAAAGGCACATGCACTGGCTACGGCCTTCGCCAAATTGCCACAAGAGTTGCTGGCCGCCATCTCGTTGAACTTTCAGGCGTTTAACAACTATCTCTTCACCAGAACTGAGTTTGCGCTATTGACCAAATTCAACGAAAAGCCCACGCATCCCATAACTACCGATGCTGCGGACGCGCTATACGACTTATCGGCCGACGGGCTGGGAAACGCCACTGCCGTTGAGCGGCTTAACGTGCTTACCTACCTCCGTATTTTACGCAAAAAAACGATTGAATCGGTGCGCACGCTACATGGCATGGACTACGATGTGGCTAAGATTAGTACAGAAACAGGACTGCCAATTGATGTAATAAATGAAATAATATGATTGCCGACCTCTTCCTTTATTTTGCGAAATTCCCAAACAAACGGGGAATACGCTCAATGGCCACACTGGGCAAGAGCGAGTTTGTTGAATATGCCCAAATGCTGGACGCACTTAAACAGTTTCCTGACGATGCGCGCGTCCCTGAAATTGACCACTACGTGTACGGGCAGACGTTTGACGAATTGAAATCGCTGGTTGAACGACTGACGGGCAGTTTTCTTTTCGTTGATTATGGCGAGTTCGATTTCGGTGACGATGGGCGGCGGTCATACCATTGCACCCAGCGATTGGCCGTTACTGTAGCGATGAAGTATTCAGACCACGCCGACCCTATGGAGCATGTAATCATATCCGACCGGACTCTAAAGCTGCTCACTGCCGTCCATGCATGGATGATGGCCGACGCCGAGCGCGGGGAACTCACCTGGCTCTCCCGCGACTCACTTGCCCATGCCGAGATTATACCGTTCGTGGCATCGGAGCTTAAGGCTTCCGGCTGGACACTGATGCTCAACGCCACGGCACCAGACACGTTAGGCACGCATGTCCTTAAACGGTCCTTTGAAGTGCGCGCGTAACAGTGTAATTTTGCAATGTGAACAATACCCGAGATAACATGAAAAGACTAC